GTAAATTGTCAGCACTTTTGCTGCAGGTACGTTGCCATTTGTTAAGCATATTTTATGCTTGAACAAAGGCCCTTAGACGGCTTACCAATGGTTCGCCGCCGTTTGGGAGTGCATGAACAACAGATTTATCTGTTGTAAGTGCCCCAAGTCGTCTTGACACTATGTTTAACAAGTGTAAGACGACCTTCGTAAGTGGATCCCCCATGAGGACTCCCTTCCGAAGTGTAATGAATCTAGTGGTTTCACCACTGATTTCACTACCGATCTTCTTTAATGGACCTGTTCCATCAAAGAATATCTTACGTGGAGTGTAACATGTTTCATGTACAATACCGCGCAGGACTTTTGGAATACCGCATTTGGTCATCCAAACGTCTCCAGCTAGCCTCGCCACTTTGTGTTCGATTCTATCTGTCGCCTCGCTGTAGTCTGTAAAGCCTACATAGAGGGGGGCGTACTCGATTTCTTCTAAGAAGGAGTCGGGTCCGTTATTGATCTTCTCTCTAGATACTGGATTGAAGACCAAGTTTCTCCACGGCCCATATAGGTTGGTGAAGAAATTCCACCCGTGATTGGCTTGTGCCATTCCCGAGTGGCTCGACTCAATTCCCTTTTTAAGGGGGTATGAGCAGATTCCGTTCACAACATCGAGTACGATCTTGAGAGCGGCGCGTGCCTTGGTAACGGTTCTTGCCTTACCCGGTTCACGTATCATCACCAGTTTCGCCTCTTTGAGGGTCTCCGGTGGGGTTCCGAGTACTTCCTCTAGAGATCTCCAGAAGATGTACCCACCAACCGAGACTTCGTCCAATGTGGACAAAGCTTCGGTTTGCCCGGTGTTAAGGTTAATAATTTTAACCTTTCTACCGAGTCGCCCTTCGCGTACAATAGATCTAATGTACTCGGAGGACCCGCCCTCTGATCTTATTTCTTCGAAACAAGCAGAGGTCGTAACGTTTACACCGGCCTTAGTTGTAAGACCTGTGAAGACGTGGTCAGGAATTTCATTTACAATTTGTTGTAAACAAATCCTGATAAGCGATTCCTGCCCCTTTTCTAAAGGGGGAGAGTCGCCGCTGACGGTTAAAAGAAATTTTCTTTTAGCTTTCAACACGACTAGTGGTGGTGGAGTTCCACACCCACGAGTCTGAGTAATGACCGCCCCCAATTGGGTTCGATACATACTCTCGCCCGCTCCATTGATTATATCAATTGAGTTTGCGAGCACTAGCTGAATGCCAGTGCCGGCCGAAAGACGCCTTCCTCTTAGGAATTCCTCTTTCAGCTGCCCGCGATAAGCTTTAAGCTTCTCGTAGACAGTAATGGTGTTTTCTATAGAGAAATTCTCATTTAGTTCACCATCGAGGAATTCATCGCCTAATAGGCGGTGAATAGCTCCAAGGACGTAGTTGTCAAATAATTGCCAATTCCATCCTGCGGTTATGTCTGTCAGGTATGCCTGAACAAACAAACCGTCAACGGTCTGAAGGATCTGTAAGAACCTTAAGACTCGGTGCTTCGTTAAACGCGGTTGATAATCACGTTTCCCGTAGGCGTCCTCGATTTGTTCTTTAGACCAAATCGGGTCGTGTTTTCCTTCCAGAAAGAATCTAATTCTTTTGTGGAGGGTACGTGCCCATCTGTCGATTTTATTTTCTTCAGAAGGCATTCCATATCTCATCAGTGCTTTGCCCCAATGAGTGTGGCGTTCCAATACGTTAAGAATAACGCTTGG